TTAATTCAACCAACGGGTTATAGTATATATAATATATTACTGCATCTTACTTTTCTGTATTTATAGAACCGGAAATAGTTATCGGTCAGCCTCCATCGAGTCTTTTTCTATGCCTGTAGGTTTGCTCGAACTTCTCCCTGAAAGCCTTTACCTGCTCCTTGGGTAGGTAGCGGCGCACCTCGCCGCAGAGCCGGTCGTACTCCTCCAGAGGAAGCGTGTCGAGGTCTGCCATTTCAATCTCCACGTCCGGATGTAACCGCCGGAAATAGAATCCCGCCGCCTGCGCATATTCGCCTTTGCAGGCCCGGCTAACCGTCTTGACGGATGTTCCGGTGATTTCGGCGCACGACTGCATCGACTTGAAGATGGCAACCAGTATGCGCGTGTGTCCGAACAGTAGCACCTGTTTCGGATGCCGGAATGTACTGTTGCTTTTCCCTTTGTGTTTCATACGGCTTTCATTTTACGATGCGTTGCAGAATGCGGGCGATGAAAGAAATGTTTTCCGTGTTGATCCATTCTTTGGCTACGTTCCACGTCAGCGATTTCTCGAAATTGAGGTTCTCTTCCGTAAGGACATGATACGACAAGCAACCCTCCGTCGGTTTGAGCCCTTGGCCATGCAGTTCGCACAGCCCGTTTTTCCAGAATATGCAGCCGTGCTCCGTCTGATGCGCCTGCACCATCAGTATCGGGAACGGGATGGCTCCGACCAGCATACCGACAGCCCAAAATGTAATCCGCAATCTTTCTTCGTATCCGGCCTCTATCAGCCGCCAGATGTCCTCCGGCGTGCCCAGACAGGGCGTCAGGCATTGTCTCCGGCAACGGGGACAGTCGCAACTCACGGGATAGCGTCCCGTGGCTCTTGAAATCTTGTCGATCAGTTCCTTGCTCATTCTATTACCTCCGTTTCTTTTCCGGCATTGCCGTTGTTCCACAATTCGATGATTTTCTCCCGTCCGAGCAGTGTCCACCGTTTCCGGGTACCGAACGCCCATCGTTTTTGCGTTTTGGGATTCGTCCAATAGTACGGCACGTCGATTTGCCACTCCCGGTATTCCGGCAGGACGGCCCATTGCTTTTTCACGAACCGGCAAATGCCGCTATCTTCCAGAAATTTACTCATGCGGCTGGCAGAGATGCCGATTTCACGGGCGAGTTGCGTGGGTGTAAAATAGTCCGCGCCTTCCGTCAGGTGGCTGTACGGATTTTCCACCCGGCGGCGTCCTGACGGTAGTTCAGGGCGTTTAGGCGGCTCCCTGTTCCATAGTTCGAGAATCTGGTCACGGCCGATTTTGCTCCACCGCTTCCGTGTCCCGGCGGCATGGCACTTGCCGGTGCGCAGGTTGTTCCAGTAATACGGCATGTCTATTTGCCAGCTCCGGTATGGCATGAACGCCACCCACTGATTTTTAGAGAATTTGCAGATGCCTTTCTCCGCGAGGAACTGGTGCAACTGCCGGGGCGTCGTGTTCAGTTCCTGCGCAAGCCATGTCGTCGAGTAGAAATCCCGTCCCTCTATCAGGTTATCGTAAAACTCCACCTTGTAGGAATCGGCGTCGATTCGTTCCTGTTGCAGGTGTATTTCGTGGCGTTGGGCGACAATCAACTGCTGAGCCTCGTCGAGGCTTTGCGGCACGGGAAGGTTTTCGGTAGTGCCCATACCGCTTTCGGACCGTGATTCCAGCGTGGCATACCCCCGTGTCATCAGTTCGTTGATTTTCGTGTTGCACCATTGCGAGAACTCCGGCGACAACTGGCGGGCGAACTCCATCGCCAGCTCTTCATCAATCCACGTGGCTCCGTTGTTACGGCCGCGCGTGGTGAAAATCTGACTGTCGAGACTTTCCGAGATGCCCTTCTCAACCAGATGCTGGCGATAGCGGACAAAATCCGCCTTGCGCAGTATCTCTGCCGGCAACACGCCGAAGCTGCGGGCCATCTGTGTGGCGTTTATCATCATCTTGTTGTTCGCGGCACGGAAAGAAATCGGATGGTCTTGATAACTGAACACCACATCTTCCTGCTGCGCGGGTTGCGTCGCTCTGGCAGACTGTATGGCCGCGTCTTCGAGCAGTTCGTTCAGCCACGTCTCCACTGCGGCGCACTTCTTTGCCGCGATGGAGTTTTCGCGCCGCATAGGCCGGATCAGCTTATAGACGTCGTAAGGGCTGATGGCCCACATCTCGCGTCCTTTCTTGCGGAACGGAATCTGAATACTGGAGGGCAACTGGCGGATAGCCGCCTTGTCGGTCAGCATCTCCTCGCGCCCCAATACTTTGCAGAGGTCATGCAGGTTCACCCATGCCAAGGTTTTGTCATCGTTGAACAGCACCCTGACCGGGTACTCTTCACATAGTATCGCATTGCTTTTCATCTTGTATTATTTTTCATTCTTTTTCTCTTCTAAATCACGTTGTTTACAGAACTTCCGGAACTCCTTGCGCCGCTGGTCATACGCCTGACGCTTGTGGGCCATCTCACGCACCGTGAAATAGCGGCGCTCCACACCGCATAGGCGGTCGTACTCCTGCAATGTCAGGTTGTCGAGGTCCGACAGGTCGATTTGCACATCGGGGTGCGCGTGTCGGAAATAGAAGCCTCCGGTGGCTACATACTTCCCGGTGCAGGAGAACGATATGCTTTGGAGGTTGATGCCTGAAAAATCCGCCGCGCTGTGCAGCGAGCGCACCACGGCGATGAGTACATACGCGCCGTTGAAGACCAGCAACTGCTTCGAGGGTAAAAAAGGGCCTTTCATTTTCATTGCTCATGAGGGTTTGAGGTGGGATTCAGTTCTTCTGCGGTAAACCGCTGCTGCGCCTGCATGAGGATGTAGGAGTCGGAACACACGATGCCGACCAGCATCATCTGAGACATGCTTTCCAGCAGGTACACGCCGAATACGGGGTCGGCACAGCAGAGGAACGGCAAGGCAAAGGATTCTTCCGCCAGAAAGTGTCCCGACGCGGCATCCACGGCAAAGCGTTAGTCCGGCTGTATGCCGTACATCTTACCCAAATGCTCTATCCAAAGGGCGAACCCTTCGGTGAATTCAGTAATCTTCTCTTCCGGTTCCAGTTTCATGGATTGCAGGAAATGTGTCATGTCAAAATAAGTTCGGGCGTCGGTAACGGTAAACAGCAAATCCGGAAACTCGCCGAACCGAAGTCTGAACCCTTGATGATTTTCTATTGCTTTCATTTTCTCAAAATATTGAATTTTGAAGGCAAATATATACTTTTCGGCTCGATTTTGGCTATAAATTTGCCGATAAATTTTCTTGTTAGTAATTCATTTATAGCGATTTACAAACAACAAAACAGCGCAAAAACAAGCAAAAAAAACTATAAGTATTCATCCGCCTATTTTGTATGGTAAACCGAACATATTGGAGGTAATTTGTTCGTATGGTCGGAAGGGTGCGGATAACCCATTTTTTCGGGTTCGAACTATTCTTTTTGAAACCCGAAAAAAATGCAGGAAGAAGGTACTTTTAACCACGAGTTGCTCGAAAGCATATTCCACACGTCAAAAAAAACAATTCAGGAATACGTACGGGAAATCGAACGGCACAACCGCTACCGCTCGGTGCGCTCGAACATGCTGCTGGGAACCATCCTCGACGACCGGGCGCGTCTGATCGACCTGTACGATGCGTGTCTGCAACAGGATGCGCACATCCGTGCGGTCATCGAGACGCTCGAAAGCCAGATACTCGGTGACCGCTATATGCTCGCCCGTCTGAACGACAAGGGCAAATACGTCAAGGATGTGAAAGAGAGCCAGAAGATACAGGGCTCGCAATTCGATAAAATCATCCGTGGCATCATCGAAGCCAAACTCTACGGTTATACGCTTTTGGAAATCATGCCGGACATCGACCCCGATACGGGTCGCCTGAAAGAAGTGAACAGCATCGAGCGTCGCAACGTCCTGCCCGAACAGGGCATCGTCGTCAAGCGGCAGGGGTTGTGGCTGCCGCACTGGGACATCCGCTCGGCCGCCTACCGGAAGCGTTATGTGCTCATCAAGACGGGAGATTTGGGACTCTTCTCGGCCACGACGCCACTTATCCTCGCCAAAAAGTTTACGATTGCGAACTACTTGAATTTCAGCCATTCATACGGTCAGCCGATTATTCACGGAAAGACCGTCAGCGAAAACAACATGGATCGCAAGCGTCTGGCGCAAGACATCTCCAATGCAGCTCAAAATAAAATCATCGTAACGGGATTGGAGGACGAAGTGGACATCAAGACCTTCACCATGTCAAACAGCGAGAAGATATATACCGGACTAATTCAGTTCGCCAACAAGGAGGTCTCGAACCTCATTCTCGGCTCCGAATCGATGGCCGGAGGCATGCAGTCGTATGTCGGCTCCACCAAGGCGCATCAGGACATCTTCCGCGACCGCATCGAGGTGTACCGCCGCTACATCGAGAACGTGATGAACGAGCAGATTGTCCCCCGTCTTGTGGCGATGGGCTATATCCCTGCCGGGTTGGAATTCAAGTATTCCAACCGCATCGACATGAATAACGAAGACCGCATCAAGCTCTACTCGCTCATCACGGACAAGTACGAGGTGGCGGCGGACGAAATCGAGAAAGAGTTCGGCATCATCGTAGGCAAGCAGCTCAACGTGATACCCGGCATGGGCTGCGGAGGCGGTGCTGTGCCCGGCGGTAGCTCGTCGGACCGTGGCATCATGTCGGACGAGGAATACTACAAACGTTACGGTCATCCCCGAGGCGTGAAACAAACCGACACCAACCCGTAGCCATGAGAATCACCCTTGAACAATTCTGCGAGCAGTGGGCTCCGAAAGGCAACGGCCGTTATCTGCCCAACAAGATGGAGTTCAACACCCACGACTTCGTGACAATGGCCGGCGAATACTCCAAGAGCCGTTTCCGCACCAGCTTTGCCGAAGGCGGATTGTATGGCAGCGGCAAGCTGTGGCCGGAGCGTAAATCCCGCTGGGGACGCCGTTTCACGCATCCCGTAATGAACGATACCGGTAATTTGTCCCGCTCTATTTTCGGGGAGGCGGAGCGCATGGACCGCACCAACCTTACCCAGCGTGCGTATGGCGAACGGAAAAAGATTTTCCGCCGTGGGGCCCGTTATGCCATCTGGACCAAGGCAAGCAATTATCACCAGCATGGGAAGCGCGGCGCTTCCCAAAGTTACGCAGCCGTGCACAACACCGACCCGGCTTTGGGGCTCTATACCGTCAATCAGTACAGCCGTCGGCGACCCGAGCACCGGCAGTTTATCGGCATTAGCCCGAAACTGAACCATACCGTCAATCAACTGTTTATCCCCATCTTGTTCCGGGGATTTCCCTTTCCGAACCCATGATCAGAGACAAGAAACCACATAATCCACCCGTAAACGGTTCCGCTCCGGAAGCGGAACGACCTGCGGTCGCCGTGCCGGAATCGGTCTCGGAGAATCCGTTCGTGAACATGTATCAGGCCGTCCGGCGGGCCATCCTCACGCTCAGGGAGAATCCGGAGGACCCGCAAAGTCCATCGTTCTTCAGAACAATCATGATTGACACGGGACAGTTTTCCCGTATCGTGCGCAGCGAGAACCTGGAAATGGAAATCGCCTTCCCGGCCATCTTCATCCGCTTCGTGAACGTGCGCTACCTCGTGCAGCAGCAACGTATCGGCGAGGGCCGCGCCACCATGCGCATCCGCTTCATCCTCAATACGCTCAACCATACCGACCCGGAACGGGAATGCGACCCGTTCATCGTTTTCCAACGGTTGAACGTCGCCATTCAGGATGCCAAAAGCCATGAACCGGCACTCACGGAACGCTGCAACCTCCTTTACTTCGACATGCCTGTTACCACCAATATGTTGCAGGCGTACTGGGTGGATTACGAGGTCTGGTTCCGGGAATCGTCAGCATGGAAGTACCGCAACTGGGTCGAGCGCTACTTGGTCATGCCGCCTTTCACGCAACATGCCGATGCGCCGCAGCACGACACGGCGGGACACGGGCACCATGCCGAACCGGTTTACGAAAAGGTTACGGGATTCCAGCCCTCGGTCGATGTGCCGGACCTGCCGGAGGAGGATGAAAAAGAACCCGAAGAGGAAAAGCCTGCCGGGGATGTTCCGGATGGCTCCGGAGACGGATTATAAACCATTTTATGCGAGCGAAGCTATTCTTACCCAAAGGAAAAGATGAACACGGAAACTTTTGAACATATCGTCTGTCAGTCGGGCGCAGGGCGTCCGGCCTCCATCCGCTTCTTCGGCCGCATTACGGAAGAGAGCGCGGGGCGTTTCAGCGAGGCGTTCGACTTTTTGGAGAACATCGTGCGTCCGTCCCTCATCCGGGTGCTCATCAACTCGGAGGGCGGTTCGGTGCTGCACGGCATGACGGTCTATGCCGCCATCCAGAACGCCTCGGTGCCTACCGAATGCGTCATCGAAGGCATGGCCGCTTCGATGGGCTCCGTTATCTGGGCTGCCGGGGACAAGTCGTTCATGCGGGATTACGGGATACTGATGATTCACAATCCGTTCCTTCCCGACGAAAACGATGGGGAACCGTCCGAGCTGGTCAAAGCCTTCACGGCACAAATCGAGACCATCTACCGCAAACGGTTCGGGTTAAGCCACGAGAAAGTCCGGGCCATCATGGACGGCGCTGCCGGGCAGGACGGGACATTCTTCGATGCGGCGGCAGCCGTGAAAGCGGGCATCATTCCCGAAAGCCATGTACTGAGGACCAGCAAGCAGCTCCGGGACAAGGTGCGTGCCGACCTGTCGGGCATCACGGATGCGGCGGCCATACAGGCAGTCATGAACCGCATCACACCGCCCGAGGATGAAAATCACCCGTCGGGCGAGAAAACCACTATTCTTAATACGAAACTTAATCAGAGACCCATGAACGAAGAGAAAACATTATCCCCGGAATACAGCGCAGTGATCGCCTCGCTCGGCATGCAGGAGAAGAACGAGGTCAAGGACGTGCTCTCCCGCATCTCGGAGCTGACCGGTGTGGAAGCCCGGCTGGCCGAGGCGAACAAAGCACTGAGCGATGCCAAGACCGTCATCGCGGGTAAGGACGCCACCATCGGCAATCTCCAGAAAGACCTCGACAGCGTAACCGCCCGGTTGCAGGTCTATGAGCAGAAAGAGGCCGACGCCAAGGCAAGCGCCATTGAGAACTTCTTGCAGAAAGCCGTGGACGAAGGCAAGATAGAGGCGGACGCGGTGCCCGGCTGGAAAGAGATGGCCGCCACGAACTTCCAGTTGGTGCAGGACACCATCGGTTCGATTCCCGCCCGCGAGAAAATCAGCGAGCAGATTGCCACCGACCCCGACAACGCCAAAGCGGCAGCCGATGCCTTGAAGAGTGCCGGACAGAAAATCGCCGAGCAGGTCGAAGCCGTCGTAGGCAAAGACTTCCAGTTCAAGAAACTGCAATAACCCCGTCCGGCGGGAGACGTACCATCCCGCCACCTTGATACCCATAAACTGATTTGCCGGAAGTGGTTTACCGCTTTGAGTCGATGCTCCCTGTTCGCGGCCGAGATTCTAACCCAGAAAATCACTAACACAATGGCAGATACAGTAACTTTCTTACAGAACGGCTATGCCGGAGAGGTATTGGAGGACCTGCTCACCTACACGGCGCAGGGCAACGACACCTACCGTGAGGGGCTGATACACATCAAGTCCGGCATACAGCACAAGTACACTCTTCCCGCCATCCGGCTGGGAGATATCATTCAGGACAACGTGCCCACGCCCCAGAGTTCGCACGGAGCCAAGGGCGAAAACGGCGAGAACGAATACCAGTTCACGGAACGCCACCTCGAACCCGCCGAGTTCATGGTTTACCTCGAATTTAATCCGCGTGACTTCGAGGCGTACTGGAAATTCGCCCAGCCGACGGGCAACCTCGTCTTCCGCGAGCTCGATCCCAAGTTGCAGGCCACCATGCTGCGCCTCCTGATGGACAAGAAAAACGAGTTCATCGGCAATGCCATCTGGACCTCGGCCAAGGGCGGTGCGGCCGCCGCAGGCATCACGGCTCCCGCCGGTGCCGTGCAGATTGGAGCCGGCAAGGAGAAATACTTTGACGGGGTCATCAAACGCATCATCGACAACGTGAACGCCACCGATGCCCAGACCGTCGCAGGTGGCCAGTGCATCGTCTCCGGTACGACCGAGCTCAAGGACGGTGCTGCGGTCGAGGCGGCCCTCTACTCGATGTGGAAGAAATGTCCCAAGCAGATCCGCAAGCGGTCGGGCCTGAGCATCGTCATGGGCTGGGAAGCGTGGGACGCCTACGACCAGTATATCACCGACAAGATGGTAAAATACTCCGAGAACAGCGAGGTGAACCGCTACCGTTTCAAGGGTAAGCGCATCATCCCCATCACGGGCGTACCGGAGCACACCATTGTCATGGGCAACTTCACGTCGGGCATGGATTCCAACCTGTGGATGGGTGTCGATTACGCCAACGATGCCGAAGTCCTCAAAGTGGACCGCCTGCAATCCAACTCGGAACTCTTCTTCTTCCAAATGCGAATGAAGATGGACGTGAACATCGTCAAGCCTGCCGAAATCGTCGTCCATACGGCCTACGCCAAAACGGCATAACCCTTTACCGAATCACCGAATAATAACCGTGCGGGGGATGGACACCATGCTCCATCCCCCTTTTTCATACCGAAATATCTATGGCAAAGACTCAAACGACCATTCCCGAAACAGATACAACCCAGCCCGATGCGACGGTAGCCGCACCGTCGGCAGCAACTGTGGAGAAAGATACGGCATCCGAGAAAAACCCGAAGAAAGAACAGGCACCGAAAGCGGCGACCGAGATTCCGGCTGCGGTGTTGGCCATTCTCGGGAAATTTCCCGACTACAAGGAACTCTACATCGATGCCGACGGCAGCATGTACACGCCGCAGACCACTCCGGCCATCCGGGGCAAGGCCATCCTCTACAAGAATCCCTATTACAAATCATAACATGCAGGCGATATGGCTTTAGGTAATGTAATCATCAAGGATGTGGACGGCAATCTGCCGTATGCCGCATCCGCAAGCAACGAGAAAATCACGGGCCTGCTGTTCGACGTATCGGGACAGCCCGACCTTTTTACCGCCGGTTACGGGAAAAGCAACGAGATGAACGTGGCACCGGGCGATGTCATCTGCATCACCAGCCGTAAATCCTCCGTGCAGGACTTCGGCATCCAGGAGCGTGTCGCGTGTGACCCGGACGAGGAGGCCAACGAAAACTTCCTGTTCGGTATTCCGGCCTACCATATCCGCGAGTTCTTTCGCATGGGCGGCAACATCGACGGTCCGGGGCGGCTGTATGTCATGTTCGCGGACTGCTCCCAGAACTGGGACGCATTGGACGTGATGCAGCGCGCGGCGGACGGGCTCATCTCGCAGGTGGGTATCTGGACCGAGCAGCCGCTCTGGAAGCTCAACGGCGAGCAGGAGAAATACAACCTGAACCTCGTCAAGGGCATCAACGACAAGGCGGTGGCACTGGCCGAGCTGAACCAACCCCTGTCGGTGGTGCTGTGCGCCAACCCCGGTAACACGGGCAGCGACACGGAAGAGGCAAAGGTCATTGACCTGAACCGTATCCCGTCGGCCATCTGCGAGTCGTCCCGCACCAGCGTCATCTTCGGGCAGGCGCGGAACGACCAGAACGCGACGATTCAGTCCCGCAACCCGAACCATACGCCGGTGGGATTCCTGGGTGCTGTCATGGGCGCCCTTGCCAAGGCGAGCGTTCACGAGTCCATCGCCTGGGTACGTCAGTTCAACCTCTTTGCCGACGACTTCCAGCAGATTGAGCTCGGGTTCGGAGATCTTACGCTCGATGCCGAGGACGAATTCGTATCGACCAACCTGTACGAATCCCTCTCGCCGGTATTGCTGGACGAACTGGATGACAAGGGATACATTTTTCCCATCAAGTATTCGGGTCGGGAGAATGGCATTTACATCTCCAAAGACCAGACCTGCTCCAACGGGGACTACCGTACCATCGCCCGCAACCGTACCATAAATAAGAGCCGCCGTGCCGTGCGCGAAGCCTTGCTACCGTATCTGCACAGCCCTCTGATGGTGAACCCTGCAACGGGCTTTCTCGCACCCTCGAAGATTACGGCCTTCAAGACCCTGATCGGTGATATATTGGCCAAGATGCAGGCAGCACAGGAGATCAGCGGCTATGCCGTGACCATTGACCCCAACCAGAACGTACTGGTGGACGATACGCTGCGCATCAGCTATGTCATCGTACCTGTCGGTGTGGCCGTGAAAATCTATGTCGAGGAAGGCTTATCACTAACCGCTAAATAGATGTAAACATGGCAATCATAAACAACGTCGCATACTCTTGGTCGATGATTACCTTAGCCAGTACGGCTTTGGGAATCGAGGAAGGCTCCACCGTACTCGAAGGCGTTTCGGGTATCAAATGGAGCAAGAAACGCAAAATCGAGCCCAACTACGGTCTGGGCGGGAAACCGGTCAGCCGGGGTTTCGGAAACATCTCCTACACGGCGAGCATCACGATGGACTATGCCACGCAGCAGACCCTGCGCTCGACCTACGGCAGTCTGATGGACATCGGAGAGTTCGACCTGATCATCTCGTTCGCCAACCCGATGGCCAGCGATGACTGGACGACCACCACCGTCACGTTGAAAGGCTGTATCTTCAGCGAGGACGGCATGGAGAGCCAGCAGGACGATACCAATATTACGCACGAGTTCGACCTCAATCCCTTTGATATTCAGATTGGAGATGGGGATACCATTTAGCTTTCATTCTCTTGCATGGGACCGCTTCTTTTTGAAAAGGGGCGGTTTTGTGTTTGCGATCCGGGGATATTTCGGTATCTTTGCAGCCTTTTGAGTATAACCTATAACGAATGATTATGATACAAGCGACAGAGAAGAACTTTGATGAGCTGCTCTCTATGGAGAAGCCGCTCATGGTCGATTTCGGCGCCGAGTGGTGCGGCCCGTGCAAGGCGTTGGCACCGATGGTTGCGGAGTTAGCGGAGGCCTACAAGGAACAGGCGGTTATCGCTGCGTGTGACGTGGAAGAGAACAACGACATAGCCGTAAGGTATTCCATCCGGAACATACCGACGGTGATTTTCTTCAAGGACGGCAAGGAGGTCGGACGGCAGGTCGGAGCCATTGCCAAATTCGTGCTGGAGGAGAAATTGAAAGCGTTGCTGTAAAAAAGAGAGAATGTCTCCCAAATAGGCATTCCCTCTTTTCTTTGTTTCTTCACTTCTTCAAGAGTTACTTTTAATTTTCTAACAACTTATTGAATATAGATATAACAGAATTTTTCGCCTCTGTCTTATCACTTAATAAACTTACTAATGAAGGAGCAAAACTAAGCAAGGCACCTGTCAATGCTAATGGCGCAGATATGACTGAAATTGTTCCTAAAATGCTAATAATTCCGCCACCTATTCCGCCACCAATCTCAATAGTTTTTTTTATTTTCTGCTTCGCTTGCTCATTTCTTCTACCTATTGCTTTAACAATCAATGATCTTACAGAATCAATATTATTAGACGCAGATAAAGCTCCTCCATTTGTTAAAATCTGGAGATAATCTCTATAAAAATCCTTTTCTTGAGATATTATGTCATAATATTGAGTGATAGGAGTATTCAGCACAATATTCAATTCTGTTTCATTGATTATTTTTTCTGATAATAATGCTCCTAATATCCCATCGTAAGCATATTTTCCGGAGCTAAGACCTCTTGCATCGGAGAAATCGATATCTTGTTCGATAATTGTTTGGAACCGTTCAGGTGATTCTGCTATCGTATATGGATGTAAATTACAATATTTTGTAATTGATAGCATATTCAAAAGACTTAATAATTCCGGAGTCATATCAGCTCCATTTCTTATGACTTCTGATATAATCTGCTTTGAATCAGAATGCCACATAAAAGGATTGGGAATCATTACGATCCTTCCTTTTTCTGCTAAAGGTAAGAGATTGACTAATGAACTCGCAATGGAACCAATATGAGTTATATTTATCCGTTCAGGAGACAATTTAGATAAAATCCGTTCGTATAAGTAATCAACTAATACAATTCTGTCACCTAACGAAAAACCAACTTTTACAGCTAAGTCCAAATCGTCTACTAAACCAAACAAACCCATCTGGACAAAGGCTTCCTCTCGTGTCCTTAAAATAGAAATCGCACTCTCTGTTTCCTTCCATATTTGATCTAAAGTCTTTTTCAAATTGATAAAGTCTGAATTACAAACCTTGTCAGGATAGAATACAGCTCTATTATCTGTATTGAAATCGATATGAAGATGAGTTTTTATTGCTTGAAGATAATTTATAGTAAAATGATTATCCATATCAGTAAAAGATATAACCGCATTCTTGTTTTACATATTCAAAAATTTTCTCTTTCGCAAAAACTCGTTGGTTCTCTGGTAGTGAAGAAATATATGCCTTAATTTCATCTATTCTACCAAATTTATCAATTTGAGCCTTAATAACACAACCAATAGCTTCTGAATCTTGCCGATTTTTATCATCATGGGATATTGCAAAAGATAAAACAGCATGTAAGACATCAACAGGAATCTTAATAGTACACATTTTTCTAAAATGCGACATATTATCACTCCAAAGAGCACCTATATTGGGTGATAATGACGCAATAATGTGCTTCCAATATGCAATTGGACTAATAGTCCAAAGATACTCTATATAATCGGCAATATAATCCTCCTGAAATCTGCGGTTATTTACTTTAGAAAATATTTCTGAGTCAGTCATATTTTCTACAATCCATTTTGCTTCTTGCAAAGGTAGTTCTTGCAATTCATGATGAAGATTCTCTGTCCAATCAGGCTTCATCAATTCTTGTTTCTTTTCAGATAATTTTTTATTGTCCATATTATTTCGAATTATAAATTTTCCCAATATCCTTGTAGTCGCTCTTTTATTACGGTCATTACTGTTTCAAAGGACAGTTCTTCCGTGTATTTGATTTTTCGCAAGAAACCTTTCCAGAAAGCAATACGTGTCGGACTTTTCACGAACTCTTCCGCAAACAGGATGTGATCCGGCTTGTATCCGGTTTCTCTATTCGAGAAGGTGGCGGTAATAGCCTGTTGCAACATCTCTTCATTCACTTTGTTGCTTTCCAGAATGCGGTACACGTCAAAAAAGTCTTTCATCCGGCTGTTTTCTTCCGCCAGATCAATCATAGCCTGAAATTTCTCCGCCACGACCGTTTCCAATGAATAGGCCATGATATTGACAGCCGGAGTTTCTTTCAGCAATACCGGATAATCCAGTTCTTCGGGTTTCGGCGTAATCACATCTCCGAACCCGATATCCATCGAAATGACTTGGCGGATGGTATCCAGCCGAGCCGTAACATGAAGCCGTATGCCATGATATTCCTTGTTTACCGTTATCTCTTCGGCTGAGATGCTTTCCGTGTCGAATGTCATCCCGTCCTCCGGACAAGACACGGCACATATCTCCTCGAATGCCATTTTTACAAACTCCTTGTCCCTGCTGATTTTATCGCCGAGGAAGTCTATGTCCAAGGTCGGACGTGCCCGGAACTGTTCGAGAGCGTATAGCAACGCGCCTCCTTTCAGAAACAGTTTCTCGCGGAAACGGCTCTGAGACAAGCGATACAACAGGCGTTCCTGAATGTAACGGATTACTATGAGCTGGTAACCCAGCTTTTCCGCTTTGGATATGTTCAGGAGTTTTGCCCTGACGGATTTTCCGTAATTCTTTTCTCCCATATTTTATAACTGTATTTCCAGATATTTTTTTATTGTTGATGCCACACGCATAATTTTGGCGTATTTCATCAGTTTATCGATGTCCCGCGTTTTGCGGCTCAGGTAGTTCTTCAGTATCTCGGAGCTGACATCAATACCGATTTTATTCCGGTGTTTTATGGCGTCACAGACCGATTTTTCGATGTCATAAACAGGAACGGTAATCCCTTCTATGACGGTATGTGTGATTCCGGTTTCATAGGCCACTTCATCCCATCGATATATCGTAATGGGAGGATATTCAGGTGTCCTTACTTTTCTGTTACGCGCTATGGCAATATAATACTCAGTCGGTATTTGGGTGGTCAGTCCATAATGGGACCATGCAGAGTACATACATAGAACGCCTCCCGGAATGACTATCTCAACATCAATCATGGTTTTAGCCATTTCATCCGGCAACAGATACACACCTGGGCGTATGCGAACCAAATCTCCGTTTCTGACCAGTTCCAGTACCTTGTAATACGTTGTGCGATTTACGGCCTTCGCCTGATTCGCAGTAATGTAGCCTCCATTGTTCCGTATGATGTTCTCAATATACTCCATGTCTTCTTTTATCTTTCGTACAAAGTTACCACAAATTTTCAATACAGTGGTACATTTGTACAAAGATTATTCCTCGACTATCTCCATATATCGAGCCGGATCAAATGAAATGTGCTCATTACCACCGATATATCCTAATTGATTCGACAGGCACCTGGTGTTTCTGATCGTTGCGTCGATGTTTCGGTGAGAGTGCCCGTATATCCAATATTCAATCGGGCTCGCTTCGATATAGTCTGTCAGGTCCACCATAAACGCTCCGTTGATCGGACTGTCCTGAAATTCAGGAGCCATCAGTAGCGATGAGGGGACGTGATGTGTCATAACCACGATGTGTTTGGCCTTGCTCTGTTTTACGGCCTCGGTCAGAAACCGGAAACAGCGAAAATGCTCCTCGTTGAAGCGGGTCCACCTTAGTATGTCGTTCTCGCAACGGATATTCCTAAAATCATTCACACGCATAACGGTTTCCGCTGCTTTGTCGAACGGAATCTGTGCCCACAGAGGTGTCACAATCAAGTCAATTTCTACCCCCAGCGATATGACCTGATTGTTATAATAACGAACATTGGGGCGAAGGGCATAACTCCATCCGTCTACCGTTGTTGCCATATCGAATCCCCGGTAAAACTCATGATTGCCCGGAATAGCGATTACTTGTTCGTAATGGTCGGCTGCCCAATCCCAAAACGGATGTCGCTCGCAGTATTTATCACTCAAGTATCCGATGTCACCGGCAAGAACAAGAATATCTCCCGTTACGGCCAGGGGATGTTTCTGCAAAAAACGGCTGTTTTCATCAAATTCCAGATGAAGGTCGCTTGCGTATTGTATCTTCATTTCTCTATATATCAATATCGTTGTTATCTGACGGAATATGACCGCAAAAGCAGGTTTTATCCTATATATAAACAGGCTCCGTATTATGCCGAAACCTGTTGCAAGATACGAATAAACAAGTAGATAGACAATTTTATCTGCGAAATTACACCCGTTGAAGCGATAAAGCCGCTATTCCTTTTTGTAACCAAATATCACGCAGAAATGGAAGATAAGAATCTTACGCTGGAGCAGGAAGCCCAGATTAAGGAGAAAGCGGCCGCGCTGAAGGCCGAGAAGAAAGTCCGCAAGGTCTATCCGATGGTCGTGTTCGGCGATACGGACTGCGGCGAGAAAGAGTTTTACGTTGCCTACATGGGTGAGCCGACTTTCCCGCAGTTCTCGAAGTTCATGGCGGCATCGAAGAAGGACGAGGTGAACGCCATGCGACAGCTCGCCCGCGACTGCTTCCTCGACGGCGACAAGGAACTGGTGGACAACGAATCGCTGTTCCTCTTCGGTCTGATGTCCCAGCTTTCGGAGATCATCACCACCCGTCAGAGCCTGCTGGTAAACTGATAGACACTTGGGCGGTACGTGACGACCAGCGGATTCGTCAGCGGCTGATCTATATCCGCCACTACTTTCCGGGTGTCCATCTCGACAGCATCACGGACGAGGAGTTCGCCATGCTTTCCGAGGAGGCGTTGTGGCTTCACCAGCAGGTGCTCGTCTCTCGTCTGACCCTGCAACCGCCGTCTCCCTGATCCGCTTCCCGAAGCCTCGCAGCCCTTGTGACTGCGGGGCTTTCCTTTTCAGTCCCCGGCAGCCGAAAAGGGCTATTCTTTCAACGGATGTAAACACGCTATTCATGGCTCAAACGCAGAATTACGAAGTCTATTACGATATAAAGGTCAATGCTACGGAAGGAACGGAGCAGGTCACCGCCTTTGCCAATGCCGTCGAGAAGCTGAGCAAGGGCCGTGTGAGCTTTGCGCCAGTCGTGACCAACATCAACGAGATGATGCAGGCCGTGGAAAAGACCTTCCGGGGGAAAAACGGTAAGAAGAAGAATTTCAACTTCGATCTGGAAATCCGGACCGGCGAGACGGAGAAGCGGCTGGAAGGTGTCAAGAACCTACTGACCGAAATCAAAGAGCTGACGCTGGGCATCAAGCTGACCATCAATCCCGGCGAGAAAATCGACGGCCGTGCGCTCCGTAACCAGACCAACAAGCTGGTCGGCAAGAAAAAATTGGACGAACAGCAGGCCGAAGCGAAACGAAATGCCGCTTCGGCAGTCAAGAGTGTCATGGACACCCAGCGAACGGTTACCCGTTCCATCGGCAAGATCAACTCGGCCCTCGCTCATTTAGAGAAAGGGCGTGAGGTAAACATTAAGACCGACACGGCCTGTGTACGCTTGCAGGAGATTCTCTCGCTTTTGGGTAACATCCGTGGCGCTACTACTATGACGCTGCACTTGGGCACGGCAGTGCCTGCAACCTCTGTCCCTGTCGGTCCTGTCGTGCGCCCGCCGTATGCCCCAGTCGCAGCCGCCGTTCTTTCCGACAAGGAACAGGCCGGACTGAACAAACGTCTCTATGCGGACGAGGCCATGAACCGTCAGCGCATGCAGCAGGCCAAAGAGAAAGCGGCCTTGCAAGTGGAGACCTTCCGGCAGATGTCGGAGATCCGTGCCGCCGAGCGTGCCGCACGCTTACGTGAAAGCGAACGTACGCGTACCGACCGGGAGTTGCGCAAAATTGCCGAGCGCACCCGCCGCGAGGAACTCAATGCGGAGAAGCGACGCCGTCAGGCCGAGGATACCCAGCGGCGGCGCAACGCAGCCCGTGCGGTAACAACCATGCGCCGTCAGGCGGCTTTCGAGGATTCCGTGTACGGCAGCAAACGCCGTGCGGCCATCAACCGTATCCAGTATTCCAAGGCTCCGTCGTGGCGGAACCTCCCGATGGCCGGAATGCTCAACGCCTACATGGCCTACAACTTCCTTCGCACACAATTCACGGAGGCCGTCGAGTATTCCAACATCATGCAGTCGGCACACTCGATTCTCCGGGTTGCCGATTCAGACCTGGCGACCTTCGAGGGGCGTTTCGACCGGATGGCCCGGTACGTGCGCCGCATCGGTGTTGAGACCAAGTTTACGGCCATCGAGGTGGCGGGTGCGGTGAAATTCCTCAGTATGGCCGGTATGGGTATCGAGACCATCAACGAATCGATCCGCCCGATTACGAACCTCGCGCTCATCGGGGACAACGACATCTCGCAGATTGCCGACCTTGCCACCAACATCCAGACCGGCTACAACATCAAGAACACCAGCATGGGCTCGGTGGCCGACATCCTGGCCTCTACCGTCTCGCGTTCCAACGTAAACATCATCGAGATGGCCGAGTCCTTCAAGATGGCTGCCGGTTACCTGCGTCTGTCGGGCGTCGATTTTACGGAAGCATCCGCCGCCATCGGCGTGCTCGGCAATATGGGTATCAAAGGAACAATGGCCGGTACGGCTTTGCGAGCTATGGCCACCCGCTTTGCCAAACCCACCAAAGAGGCGCGGGAGGCATTGGACCGTCTGGGTGTGAAATTCACCCGCATGGAAGACATCTACGGCAAGCAGGTGGAAAAGCTGCGCCCGCTGGCCGACATCTTCGAGGACCTGAACAAGAAAGGGGCGACGATGGCCGACATGCAGACCATCTTCGGCAAAATCGGAGGCAACGCCGCCATGATGTTTGTCAGCAACTACGGGCAGCTTCGGACGCTTGCTTCCCAGAACCGGGCGTCGCAGGGCATCTCCTCCGAACTGGCGCAAGTCAAGCAGGACACGACCAAAGGCTTGTGGTACCAGATGACCTCCCAGCTTACGGAATCCTTCATGCAAGGGTACGAACTCATCGAGCCGGTCATCCGGAGCACGTTGAAAGACTTCCTTGCCAAATTCAATTCCCGCGAGTTCGCCCGAGGTCTCGCCTCCATTGGGCAGGGCGTCATGAGCCTGCTCTCCGTGCTGGGTAACTTCGCATCGTGGATGACCCGTAACTTTTACTGGATCGAACCGCTCCTGTTCACCGGCTTTGTCGCCACGCGGCTGTTCAAACTCGCCGGCGCCCTGACCAATGTCGGCGTCGCGGTCGGCTTTATCGGCAAACAGACCGCAGGCAACTCCATCGTCGAGCTGGTTTCCGGTCTGACAGGTCTGACCAGTGCACGAGGAATCAAAGCACTCTCTTTCGCCAACAAACGGGCCCTTGTCACGGCCTTGCAGGCAGCCGGCGTCAGCGGCAAGGGTGCGATGGGGCGTGCCTTGCTGCAAGGTGGTGCCGGTTCCTTCGCCGCCCGTGCCGGATTCTCCTCGCTGTTCGCCTCCCAGGTCGCTACGGGTGGCGGTCTGGTCGGTGCCGCAGGTTCCCTGAGTGCTATCGGCACGACCGCCGTTGCCGCAACGGCCGGTATCGCCGCATTGGTGGGAGCGTTGGGCTGGGTTGCTTACAAGACATGGCAGATCAAGAAAGCCAAGGACGCCGTACTGGAAGATATTACCGCTAACGAGAAATACCGTTACCCGGTTATCGAAGACTTGTATGCCGCCTTGCACAAAACCTACCAGCAGGCCATCGACACCAAAAAGGCGGTGGACGACCTGACCTCCGGCAAGACAGTTGAGGAAAGCAGCGGGCATAAAATCGGAATATTTACCGGGAACTGGTGGATGTCATTTCTGGCTGAACTCGGCGCCAGCTTGTCTTCCTCCCGAGGGGGTGTCTATCATGCTCCGGCATACAGTTATAGCGATGCTCAACAAGACGACAGCCGGGAGGCCATTACCGCCATTGCCCGCCGTGACAGCCAGTCGCGCCTGAACGCCGCCTATGCCGAGTTCGGCAAAATGTCCGACCCGTTGGAGGTCCGTGCCTTTATCGAGAACATCGCCCTCAAATACGGGCAGCAGGCGGTGACGGCGGCCGAAGCCGCAAAGAAACTCGGCTTGGACAAACCTTTCTGGTTCGAACGTAACGGCAAGATTACCTATACCAACGCTCTCGGTGACCTGCCGGAAGTGGCTGCGGCCTATACGCCCACTTACGCCGCCTACCAGAACAACACCACCGTGAAACACATCACCACGGCGGCACAAGGTTATCTCGATGCCATCGAGAGCATGGCGGGTGCCCGTGCCCTGATCGAGAAGTCGGGATTCGACTATGGAGAGTTGGCCCGTGGCGGCTTTACGCAGAACAAAGACGGGCTGTGGGTACAGAAGGCTTTGAACGCGCAGGCTACCGACAAGGAGCGGCAGGAGATGCTGGCCGGCCGGCAGCGCGTGCACCACCTGTTGGTAAACCTTTCCGGTACCCTACGCCAGGTATTTGGCGGTTCCTCGGAGGCTGCGGAAAACATCCTCCGTAAGGCGGGCTTCTCAGCTGCGCTCTATGCCAACGAGCCGGACTCGAACGACACCTCCCCGTTCAACGCCAACCGCATCACGAACATAGGAGACGATGACGGCGGCGCGGGCGGCAACTACTCCGGTACGGGGCGGTTATCTTCGGCGGCTCCCAAGCAGGTCATCGTCAACATCACCAACCTGATGAGCGTGGAGACCATCGACCTGTTGAAATCGCCCGAGGGTCAGACCGCCGAGATCCAGCACTTCAAGGAACAGATGGCACAGGCCCTTATCGACGTAGTGCATGACTTCGACGCCTCGTGGAACGGTTAATTAACGAAAAGACAACGACATGAAGAACCTATTCGGCAGCAGATTGCTCAATATCGGTGCCTCGACGCTTCTGAGCGGGGGCATCCTTTCGCATGGCGGACTGGGCGGCTACATCAGCGATGCCGCCCGTCGCGTCATCGGTCTGGGACTCGCGGAGTTTCAGGACGGTGCCGTACATTACTTCTCCAAGAACAGCGACATCCTGAAACGTGCCGTCATTCAGTTCGCCAGCCAGACGGCCTACGGCATGCTCCGCTCTTATCCCCGCTATATCAAATACTGGGAACAGAAAGAGCGGGACAAATACCTCGAAACCCAGTCGCAGAGTGCCATCGTCAACAAATCGGGACAATACTACCAGCTCATCAAGGAGCAGCAGGCTGTCGCCGAGAAGAAGAACTACACCGACAGCATAGTGGGCCGCACGGTGGCAGACTACATCGAATTGAAAATCAGCGGCGAGGGAACCTACTACGACAAAGAAAGCGGCAAGGTGGAGCCCAACAGCAAATACGGGCTGATCACCTTCGTCGATTTGGGTCCGCAGGTACAGCTCTCCTCGAAAAACAACATCGTGCTGACCACGGTGCAGGGTCGTGACTACACCCGAAAAGAGTTCATTTCGGGCGGTGATCTGGAATTTACTATAAACGGTCGGATAACCAGCAAATATCCCGACGTGTACCCGGAAGCCGAGCTGTCGAAGTTCCTGAAAATCGTCCAGTACAAAGGTGTCATCGACTGCGACAACACCATCCTGCGGCAGTTGAAAATCTCGCAGCTTATCATTCTGGGTTACTCGCTTCCAACCGCCGAATACCGAAACGTGCAGCCCTATACCTTGCAATGCGTGGCCGTGGAACCCTCCGAGGCGGTAGAACTGATCTCCAAAGATGCGGAGGTCGTGGATGAAGCCATCGAACATACGAACAAATGGATCAAGTGGGTACGGTTCGGCACCGATGTCATTGACCCAACCTCCATATTAAAACTGAACAACCTATGGCTGTAGCACCGCTTGACGTATTATGTTGCCGGATTACCATCGGAGACCCCGATGCGGGCAATCCGATGTCCATTCTGAACCCCATTACGCTTACGGAGGTGCAGGAGGTCGAAATCGTCGAGACCTACAAGAAACTCATCGGCACGGCAACCATCCGTTTTCCAAAAGGGACCATTTTCCGCTCCACCATCATCGGTACGGCCACCCTTGAAGGCAAAGACGCCAGCCGGATAACCACCGAGGTCATGCAGGACGGCGTGGTCATCGAGAAACGTTCCAGTTACTCGGCGATGGACGCCACGACCTTCAAAACCGGGCAACGGGTGCGTATCCGTTTGGGCTATAACGGGATGCTGCGCACGATGTTCGACGGATACATCACCGGCTATAACACCGAGAGCAGCTTCGAGCTGAAATGCGAGAACATGGCTTACAAGCTCAAGCTGAAGCAGGCACCCAAGTTCGAGACGCCGGCATCGGGCACGAGCGTGAACGACGTGATGGAGGGCAAATACAACATCCTGAAAGATACCGGATTCAAACTGCACTCCGAGACCAAGCGGTTCGACATCCAGATCGGGAAAATCAAAATCACGGACAACTTCACCGTTGCCGACATCCTCTCGGCGTGGAGCCGTTACCGCATCTACTGCTTTCTGAAATACGACGAAAACAGTCCCGACCGGATGCCCGCCATCGCTATCGGCCGTCCGTACTCCTCCGCCAAGAGTCAGCCCCGGTTTCCGGAAGACAGCGCATCCGGTCCTTTCTGTATCCGCTTCGACACGCATGTGGCCTCGTCGGATTTGAAAGTGCTCAAGACCGACCCGAAATTCCTTGCCGTGCAGGCCAAGGCGTTGGGCTCGGATGAGAAATTCTTCGAGGTGACGGTGCGCCTGAATCCCGACTACGACCCGAACGTTTCCGGCAGCAAGGAGTTCCAGACCGTGAACGCCACGCAAATCAGCAAGAAGACGCACAAGGTGACGGGCAACACCACGGCCAGCGGTGCGCAGACCCGCACGAAAGTGGACCTTTCGACCTACACCATCGTACCCTACATGTCGCCGAACATGAAAATCAACTCCGACAAGCTCGTTGAGGAGGCCATCGAATACTTCCGCAGCTACAACCTGAACGGCATCAGCGGTTCGGTGACGCTCTTCGGGGATTTCGGGTTATATCCGGCCTGTCAGGTGGAACTCATCGATGACCGGAACCCGGCCAAGAACGGCACCTACATCGTCGAGGAGGTTACAACCACTTTCGGGACGGGAGGCTACCGGCAGAAAATCACGATACCGCATAAAATCAAAGGAACAAAGACAACGTATGGAAATAACTCTTAAAGATGATTTTACCAATGGACATTTTTCTTATCCAATTCCAGCGGTGAACTTATGACTGTGAATGCACAAGGAGTTCCCAACCACGGTGTATCGAAACATTCGGATTTCGCTATGGGTGATTCGCTACACATCATACCATAGAGTGGACAACATCGAAAGGATGAATTGCCTAATAAAAATTTATACATTGCCTCCAAAGCGATCAATTCAAGAACGTCCATCGAATCATCGCCTTCAACTATATCTTCAGCACGTTTCGTTGCTGTTGCAGGATTATGATGTCCACAACTATGAGTTTGAATATAAGGAATGCCTAACCAACTAATGATAGCATTTAAGTTTTCTATCGAAATGCAATCTGTTTTTTCTTCATATAAAACTGTCAATAGAGGAAGCATCTTATTGGATAAACGCACTCGCTCCAGAACCGTCTTAATATAATCTAACGGAGCAACTAAGTTTTGCTTCAACATTTCTAAAAAGTTGTTGACCATTCCATCAAAAAAATCGGGAATAGGAATGCTCTTCTTTTGTGGTGTTGTAATTGTAGACTGATCGATATAATCTGAAAATAGTTGCATACCGTCGGTAATCTTTTCTTTTTCAGCTTTTGCCAATAGCTTAATCAGACTCTCGCCTGGGGCCATACTGAAAAGAGCTGCATGACAACAGCAGATAAGAAGTTTGGTATTGTGGTATAATGAAGGATAGTTGTGCTTGCATAATATTTTCACAACATTGTACGGAATATCATCATGTGTAGCATCAGGGTCAACTAAACTTTGATACAAGGCTGCCATGCTTTCCTTGATGATGTGTGCTCCCAGTTCTAAAGTATCCGTAACCTTGTTTTCAAATGTTATAATCAATGATATTACAGGCATATTTTTCCCTTCGACAATTTTCTCTCCTGTTCTAATCTCGATTCGTTTAGTTTGGTCTATTTTTACTCCATAAAATTGACTGTCATTGAAAAATCCATTTCCAACTCTGAATATGCTGTCAAGACGCTTCATTCGTTCTGTCGGAGAAATAGAATACGGTAACTTGACTTCATCACGGACGGCTATTTCCTCTTTCAGTTTCAACATCATTTCATAGCGTAAAATACTGGAAGATAATCCCCACAAAGTACCTATGTTTTGCCAATAGTGGATGTATTCATGAATGAAAGTCCCTCGATCTTCTTGGCTTATTAGGCTTAAATCGGTGTTGAAATCTCCTGCTGTGTAAATATGGAAGAATGAAGTGTTATAAGCCCCGCGCAAATTAGATACTATCTCTTTTTCAGATACTCCTAACGATAATAATTTTTCTTGTATATTCATTTTTTATAAAGTTTCATTTTAAGTATTCAAAGATAGCAAAAAGCCTCTATCCAACTGTCTATTGTCGAATTTATCTATTCTTTGAATATGAAGAATTCACAGGACAACAACCGGCGGATGATACAGGAGGCAATCCGCAAAATCGCATTGGGGCGCAGTATTGAGCGTATCGAGATGGCTCCGGGCGGCATGGGCGGCGTGGGTACCGCCCGCATGATTCACGGTTATGTCGCCAAGATACATGACGACCCCAGTGATGAAGAGTTCGCCGACTACGGCGGCACGGTGGACGTGGGCGAATATCCTGACGAAACTGCTTCGGCGGGCGGTATCATCCACAAAGGCGTGTTGCTGGCTGCCGCCCGGAACAACGAGGGCGGTTTTCTCATCGTACCGACCCTTTTTTCGGAGGTGACCATCGTAGTGGACGCCGCCACCTGCCATGCCTATATCGTCAATTACTCCCATGCCGAAACCATCCGCATGGAGGCGCATTCCGAGGTCAGCATCGGCATGACGGAAACCGAGGCTCTCGACCCCGACAGCGACTCCTCGCCCGATTACGACGCGTCTGCCCAGGAAGAACCCGTCACTGGTGGTTGTCTACATGAACCGCCTGCTCGGAGCCGACAGCGCGGCGATGCGGCAGCGCCTGCTTTCCGATTTCGAGATCGAGGCGGACAAGGACCTCGCCGTCTCGAAGACGCTCGGCAAGATGGGGCCCATGCTCGGACTGATGGGAACCCTTATCCCGATGGGACCCGCACTCGTGGGGCTTTCGACGGGCGACATCGCCTCAATGGCGTACAACATGCAGGTGGCCTTCGCAACGACGGTCGTGGGACTTTTTGCCGCAGCCATCGGATTCGTTACAGGTCAGGTGAAACAGCGCTGGTACTTGCAGGAGATGACCGACCTCGAATTCGTAGCGGAATTGTTGAACGAAACCCCGGCAGAACGATGAAACGCAGACTTTTGAACAAGGAGGACGGCAGCGACCCGATGAGCGTCGTGAGCAATCTGTTCGATGTGGCGATGGTCTTTGCCGTCGCGCTCATGGTCGCCCTCGTAAGCCGCTACAACATGACGGAGATGTTCAGCAAGGAAGATTTTACGATGGTCAAGAACCCGGGCAAGGAGGACATGGAGATCATCACCAAGGAGGGCGAAAAGATCAACCGCTACACCCCGTCCGAAAATCAAGATCCCAAGAGTGGAAAGAAAGGCAAAAAGGTCGGCATCGCCTACGAACTGGAAAACGGAGAAATCATTTACGTGCCGGAGTAATTCACGTTTGTAAATCTTTCAACGCGAGTCCGTTTTTCATTTATATGATGATCGCAGCGAAAGAGGGATTCTGTATAAAAAAGCTATCGGTAAAATTCCGATAGCTTTTTTTATTTGGTTAAATATATTCTTCAACGCCTGTTACATAGCCTGTTGCCCCCAACTGCCGTAGCGGGCGTTCATGCGCTGACGTAGTTCTTCCTGCTTGGTGTTTTTGTAATAATGTTTTTCGATAGTTCGGGCGCTGTTGCCGGCCATCTCGGCGACATGGGTGATGGGCGTGCCTGCATCCAGTTCGCTGGAGATAAACGTGCCTCGTGCCGTGTACCACGTCATTTTTTCGTCGATGCCCAGAATCTCGCACACCTTGTCCAATGTTTCGCTGACGAGGGATGAGAAGCTGTTGCGACGACCCACTTTCTGTTTGTCGGTCACGTGTTTTTCGGTATAGACCGGAAAGACGTAGTTGTCGATGCCTTTGCCCCGGTATTTGTCCAGGATTTCAATCAGGCGGTCGATAAGCAGGGGTTTGGCCAGCTTGGGGAATTTGGTACGCTCATAGACAATCATGCCCTCCTTTTCGTTAATCATATCCCACGTCAGGTTGACGACATCGACGTTGGCCATGCCGCCACTGTAGAAACTAAAGAGGAAAAGGTCGAGGCAGAGCTGTTCCTGCTCGGTGAAGAGGCTGCGGTCCATGAACTCCATCCGGCGGATGATGTTCGGATTGACGGCCTTGGACTCGAACTGTCCCCACGCCATCTTTTCCGTCGCCGCCTCGAAGATGGCGGGATTGGCTCCGTACATGTGGAGTTCGTCCTTGGCGTAGTTGACTAATGCCCGGAACATACGGAGAAGCTGGCGCAGGCCGGCACGGTTGCCGTTCTCGATGCCGCGACGTTCCAGATAGACGATGTATTCCAACAGGAATTTCTGGGTGATGTCGGTGAAGTAGAAGCGGGACAAATCCTTGTTGTACTGCTTCTGGGTGAAAGCCGAGAGCGAAGTGCGGAGCTGTTTGTACATGCTGGCGGTGCCGATGCTCGTTACGAGTTTGCCGTTCTTGAATTTTTCGTGGTTGTTGAAGTAGTCGATGCGGGCGTCGATGTGTTGAAGGACGGTCAATACTTTCGACTCTGTTTTCGCTTTCTCTTCTTCTTTGAGCTTGAAGCAGTCGGCCCACTGGAGAACGGAGAAGTTGCGCCCGTCCTTTTCCCATTGCTCGGCGACGGACATGTACTTCTCTTTGAGTTCGAGCAGCAGTTGGTTTTTCTTGAGATATTCGCTGGAGGCGGATTCAAAACTCTGGGTTTCATTGTTCCAGCATTTGTAAGCTCCGGTGATGT